ATACCACTGATGCTTGCCGGATTTTTTCCATCCAAAGAGACAAGGCTCATGCATCCATTGGTAAGGACTGCGTCCGAGGACAAGCGATTGCTTTTTCCAGATGCAGCAGCCGGAGAGATAAAAACCAGCATCTGCAAAGGCTCTGCGGAAGTTAAGACCTTCCGTATCTGCGTGAAAAACATATATAGAAGCATCATCTGCCATCGATTCGTACATGCGAGTATAGGAATTAAGTAGGAACTGATAGAAAGCGTCGTTTTCCATATTGTCGTTCTTAATCTTACCGGCGCTACCTTCATAGTTGACATTGTATGGAGGATCGGTCACGACCAGATTTGCTTTCTTTCCGTTCATCAGAAGTTCATAGGTTTCAGGTTTTGTGGAATCACCGCAGACAAGACGATGATCACCAAGGAGCCACAGGTCACCAGCCTTGGAGAAGGTTGATTTTGCAAGCTCAGCATCCACATCAAAATCGTCATCCTGTACACCTTTTTTCGTATCTTCACGGAACAGATCTTCGAGTTCTTCCGGCTCAAATCCGGTGAGGGAAACGTCAAAATCAGCACCTTGCAGGTCAGCGATGAGAAGGGCCAGCTTGTCGTTATCCCATTCGCCACTGATTTTGTTAAGAGCAACATTCAGTGCTTTCTCTTTGTCTTCATCCATTTCAACAATGACACATTCCACTTCCGTGATGCCCATGTCGATGAGGACCTTTAATCTCTGGTGGCCGCCAACGACACGAGAGGTAGTGGCATTCCAGATGACAGGTTCTACATAGCCAAACTGCTCAATGGAGCGTTTCAATTTTTCATATTCTTTATCGCCGGGCTTTAAATCTTTTCGAGGATTGTAATCGGCAGGAAGAAGCTCTGCGACATTTTTCTTTTCAATTAGCATGATGTGGCCCTCCTACGCAATAACTTTTTTAATCCCTTGAAAGCGGCATCTATATCACCAGATTTAGCCTGTCCTTTGAGCGTACTAAACTGTTGGAAGGTTAAATGCCTGCGATATTTCTTTAGCAAACTCATAAATTCCGATAAATCCATATCAATTTCCTTTCCGTGCCAGCAGGAGTCTTTCCATCACATCATCCTGTGGTGTGGCTCCATTGTATTCAGTGGCACAATTTTCTTTTACAATTTGATAGATTTCCATCCAGAGACGATTGGTCTGACTCATGAAGTTCTGACTCATGGCCACATAAGGAGACTGGATAGCATTGCCAGTGGTTGGATGTTTTGCAAGAAAGCCAAATTCAGTGATCGCTTCCTCGCATTGAATCCAACGGGCAACACTCATGGCATAGCGCTCCAGAAGCTCCGGAGAGACAAGTGTAGCGCAGCCACGTTCGTGCAGCCAGTTCCATGTTTTCTTATAAATTTCTGCAGCAACTAGCTTTTTACCGTTCTTTTGCTTTGCAGATAACATCTTGGATGGTTTGGGCATCGGCTGACCTTCTAAATCGACAGTACTTTCTGTAAAATCAATGACAGTCAACTCACGTTTGCCCGGATTTCCCTCAGCAATCCTGTCAGCTAAGGGCTTTTTCTTGGCTCCAGCGCCAATACGAGCGCCGCCACGGTTTGTACCGTCCTTAGCCATTTTTACACCTCCAGTTCAGGGGCCTATATACCCCGTTTGAAATTGCGACTTTGTGCGTGAGCCCCCACGCCCGTTCCCCGGTGACTTCACCGTAGAGAAGTAGACCGCCCCTACCGGTTGTGCCAACGGTCGCCGTGTTCCGCATGAATCTTGGCATGGCAGGATTTGCAAAGTGCCATCAAGTTTTCTCTATCATGTGTTCCACCTTGTGAAAGAGGTTTTACATGGTGTATCTGCTCGGTTGTTGTGTAGACACCATTCTCAAGACACATCTCACAAAGAGGATGGGCATCAGCATAGCTGTCACGGATACGTTTCCATGCACGTCCATAGCGACGTTTGGTATTCGGGTCTCGGTCGTACTTCTCGTAGCGTTTGGCTTCCTTCTTTTCATGCTCTGGACAGAAGCGTCCATCTGTCAGATTAGGGCATCCGGGATAGGAACAGGGACGTTTTGGCTTTCTTGGCATCGTATTCCTCCTTCCGTTTGGGTATAAGAAAAGCCCTGCAGGATTGACTCCTACAAGGCTCTCTGCGATTCTCACTTTCGCTAGTATAATAATATCAGAAGAGCTTAGTGTCTTTCTATGTCATTTCATGTCCATCTTCATAGGCAACTGGAACTTTTACTTCTTCCAGAGCTTTTCCATGAAGTTTGTGGATGTAACGCAGCTCATATCCCATATCAACTGCAATCTGCTCCCATGTGATAAAGCAGAGGTAGCGCTCCTCCAATAGGGTCTGGTATTCGGTATTTCCGACCTGCTTGATAACCTCTACGATTTCTTTCTTAAGAGCTACTAGTTCCACAACATCTTTGCTTATTTCATCCTCCAGTTCGATGATGTCAAGAATGGCGGATTCCATTCGAGAGCCTTCATGGTTAGGACTCTTTGGCATATCGGAGTAGGATGGTGTGCAACGGGTAGCCAATTCATTTAAAGAGTCTATCTGCAACAGTTTGCTTTTGATTCTATTATCCAAGTAGCGTGCTTGTGATAAATATTCTTTTGCCGTCATTTATGTACCTCCGAAAATAGATTTCCCTCGGATTGGCACGGATTGTCGTATTTTGTCAAAGACTGTCATAGATTTGCTTTTACTGCATCGATAAGTGCATTCTGGGTTAGCTCTTTTTTGGAGAGAGCCTTCAGAATACGCTCATCAATGGTTCCTTTTGTGATGATGTGTTCTATCACCACGGTTCCGGAGGTTTGGCCCTGTCTCCAAAGTCGGGCGTTGGTCTGCTGATATAATTCCAGTGACCATGTCAACCCAAACCAGATAAGGGTGGAACCGCCAGCCTGTAGATTGAGTCCATGACCGGCAGATGCAGGATGAATGACTGCGACTGGGATTTTTCCGGCATTCCAGTCGGTGATGTCCTTGCTGGACTTTATCTCTCTCACATCAAAGCGCTTTTTGATTCGTGAGAGGTCGTGCTTGAACCAGTAGGCTACAAGGATGGATTTACCATTTGCGGATTCAATGATATCCTCCAGAGCATCTAGCTTTCTGTCATGAAACTCGATGATTTCACCGGTATCGGAATAAATGGCACCATTTGCAAGCTGGGACAACTTTCCGGTGAGAGAGGCAGCATTTGCTGCAGTGATTTCTCCGTCTGGGAGATCCAGCACCAGTTCCTGTTTTAATTCCTCGTACCTATTCGCTTCATCTTCAGATAAATGGACCTCATACTCGGAGGAGATAAGTTCTGGCATCTTCAGATGGTCTGTCGATTTCATGGAAATGGTGATATCGGAAATTTGACTATAGATACGTTCTTCAGCATAGGGCTGTGGTTTATAGGAATAAATGATCTGCCCATTTCTCTTATTCGGTACAAAGTAGTTGTTTCGGTACTCGGTGATGAAGCGACCGAGGCGTTTCCCTAAATCCAGCAATCGGAACTCGGCCCACAAATCCATGAGGCTGTTACTGCTTGGCGTTCCGGTCAGGCCGATGATGCGTTTGACGCTGGGTCTTACCTTCAGCAGAGATTTGAACCTTTTTGAATTGTGGTTCTTGAAGGAAGAGAGCTCATCGATAACCACCATATTGTAGTCGAAGGGAAAGCCACTGGACTCGATAAGCCATTGAAGATTTTCTCTGTTGATGATTGTTATATCAGCTCCTGCCATTAAAGCGGCTTTTCGTTCTTTCGGTGTTCCGACGCAGACAGCAAAGGTCAGGTGCTTTAGATGCTGCCATTTCTTGATTTCAGCAGGCCATGTGTCTCTGGCTACTCGAAGTGGGGCGATCACAAGAATGCGATGGGCTTCAAAGCTATCAAATAGCAGATCAGCGATGGCAGTCAGGGAAATGACTGTTTTTCCAAGACCCATATCGAGCAGGACTGCAGCTATAGGATGTGTCTCAATATAGTCAATGGCATAGGCCTGATAATCATGAGGTACGAAGTTCATCAATCATTCCTCCAATCTGCTCGATGCTATCAATCACATAGACTCGAAAGCCTAAAGAGCGCAGGAGCCTGTGCCGTGCCTTTTGCAGTGGGCGTGGGGATTCACCAGGTGCCTTTAATTCTGCAAAGGCAAACTTCCCATCAGGTAATAAGATCAGGCGGTCGGGCATTCCTGCGAAAGAAGGAGACACAAACTTCGGTGCGATACCACCAGCCTTTTTTACTGCAACTGTCAATTTCTTTTCTATCGTTTTTTCTAACATACTTGTCCTCCATCAGGCCGTTAATTTGAAGAT